CGCATTTCCTTTCTCTGCTGAGCCAAGTAATACCTCGAATGATGTTTTAACGCTCTCAATTTCAGCCCCCGATGTAAGTATTTTTTTGCCTAATCCGAATACAGCGGCACCAATACCAAGTGAGCCTATTAAAGAGCCTAGTTTACCGTAACTGCTAGACATTGCATCAATATGTGCTGGGTGTTGTGATGCTTCTCTGTTAAGCCGTTCCAATTCTCTACGTGCTGCAGCAATACGCATAGGGTTTTGGCTTGAACGCATAGTATTCTCCACTATCTGTATCTGATTTTGAAGAGTGTTGTATGAATTTGAAAGCCCTCTATTTGAAGCTGAAATTCTAGTGAAAGTATTCGAAGCAGTTACACCAACCCTATTGAGCGTGCCGCTCATTCTGTCGTTCAGCTCAAGGACATATTGATAAATGCTGTTTGCCATGGTCTACATAAATGGGTTGGGGTTATTCTCTTGCTCCTCTCGCCTGATACGTTCGAGCATTTTTAATTTTATCGCCCAAATTTCGTCGGGCAATTCTTCGGGGTGTTGAATCCCCATGTAATACTGCAAAAGGCAGTTTCCGTACTCTAAATAGGAAAAGGGGGCGGACGAATCCGCACCCTCTATAACTTTTTTATCTCTGCCTCCGCTGTTTCGATTATCTGGTCAAGCTTTGCAGCTACTCCCATAAATAACCTGTCGTCAGTTTTGATTTCCTCATCTCCTGCAAGCCAACAACTTTTCAAAATAGCATCATTAAATGCCATCGGGTCTTTTCCTGCTGTTGAAGCCGCATAAGATAATTCTTTTCGTCCAGGCGCCTTCAAATACGCTTTTCGTCCGTCAACTTCAATTAAGAAAATACTTTTGTGTTTCGCTTTAAGTTCGTTGATTTCTGACTGTGTCAATTCTGACTTAGTTTCTTTTTTCATTTTGAGTGTGTTTTTTTTGGTTTATACTTATACCGCAAATGGCGGTACTGGATTTTCTACTGGTTCAACAATTTGCCCGAATAGGCTATCGTAAATTTCGGGGCTGTACTGCTGTAAATCTGCCTTTTGCTCGTCCGTCATTTCAGCCACGTTGTAGTGGTGTTCTTGAAAGTCAATATATATGATTTCGTCCATATTTTTACGCTTTATATGTTATCGTCCAACCTCTTGAAACTAGGGTATTTCTTGCATTTACTGCGTTCGAAGTCCAGGTACTGAATCCCGCCATGTTTGAACCAGTTAATTGAACGCTACCGTTTGTTTTCCCTGTTACTGCTAGTGACACCAAAAGACTTTCAATTGCACTAACTCCAAGTTTGCATGCTGTGGCGTTAATACTTGTTGCCTGTGGTGCTGTAAGTGTTGCTAAATTGGCATTGTAGCTACAATTAACCGATAAGCCTTGAGGTAACGATAATTCAGTTAGCGTATTTGTCGAAAAGCTGTTAAACGTCTGACAAAGTGGTGCAATTACTGATGTAAGGCTATTAACTGAACAATCAATATCAGTTGCGTTTGGTGCTTGCAATGTCTGCATGTTCATCCACGAACAAACTAGCTTAGTACAGTTATTGACTACCAAATTAAGAATAGTTGACGGCGTGCCTGGCAATACTACTTCTCCAAAAAAGTTCAATGTTAAACTAGAAGTATTGAAAACAGATTTCGTACTTCCTGCAACAAATTCAATCTTTGTGGCTGTTGAATCAATAAACAGATCATAGTTTCCTGAAACTGCACAAATATAGTTAATTACACTGTAACCACCACTTTGAACGGCTAAAATTTTATTTCCGTCGGGTGCAGTTGCATAACCTACTTTGTTAGCTGTGAATCTAACATAGAATCGTTGTGTAGCAGTAACAAACAAACCGCTTGCGCTTTGATATTGCCCGATTATTCCACCATTTGCAGTGCTTGCTATTTCAGCAAACTTAATGTTCTTAGGGGACGGATATTTGCCCCTTTGACTTTGCATTGGTGCTTCAGGAATAGCTTCAAAGCCCCCAACCTTTTGGATAGGGGCTTGTGCTACTGGTCTGTATTCTGAATTTGCCATAAACTATACGTTATACTCAATATCCAAAGCTACTGCAGGAAGTTCAACTTCCATAAATTTGTCGCCTTGTTTCAAAGCCTTTTTCGTTTCTGTTAACTCAACATTTTTGATAATGTCGGTAATTACGGCACCCCCTGCATCTGGAACATAAGATACAACAACGTCGAAGGCTGGAATGTCCAACACGCTTTTTCCTGTTCCTGCTGCAAGTTGCAACGCTTCTAATTCACTTTGAAGTAATGAGATTTTACACTCGAAAGTTTTGTTACCTTTTTGAATAGCACGTGGTTTTACTCCACGACCATAAATAACTTCTTTTTCTTGTTTCTCTGTGTACTCTATGGCACGTATGCCTGTTACTGGTCTGCCGAGCATTAATACTTCAACATTTGACCACTGATATTCTTTTGAATTGAACATGATTTTTATGTTTTTTATTGCTATGAGTGTGCCCCCTTAGTGCTATTACCTACTTCGGGGGCTTCTGCTTACACACTCAAAGCAGGGTTTGAAAATCCTAATGTTACTACAATTTCTTGGCTATATCCTTTCGGAACTGCTGCACAACGAACCGCAACTTTTCCAGTGCTCAATACATTTTGGTTTTGGTCAACGAATGCGCTGAAGCTTGATAATTCGCTTGCGCTTGTCATTTGCAAGTTAACAGCGTTCTTGATTAAACCCTCGTAATACTTAGCAGTGGCAGGGCTTAGTTTGCCATCGCTTGTAAGTTCAATATCATCGTTTAACTCATTGATGAAAGTAGAGTAAACAATACGAACCATTTTGTTCATAGTCCTACGAAATGACACCGTTTTGTAATCATCTGTCGGCACAGTACAAAGCACGTCATCCACAAAGTAGAATCCTGACTTATTTGCGTAAGTTCCTATACAGATGTAACCTTTCAAAACAACGCTTGCAAAGTCAGCGTTTTGAATAGCTGAACTTCCAAGATATGCGCCTGTGATCGCCAAACTACCGTCTTTTACACGAGCGATTTTTCTTTGCACTGGAACGTACGCTGCACGACCCAAAGCCAAACCTACAGATGTAGCACCATTGTCGATTGCGTACAATTCTGAACTCTTAGACATAACGCCAGCAACGTAGTTTTTGGAATCAGTCGCATAGTTTTTCAAGTTCGCAGGAACGCCAGTATATGAGCGACACTCAACAAAGCCTACAAATGGGTTGAATGATGCAAAGTAGGCCTGTGCCAAAACTTGCATTTTGGTAATTGCACCTACTGAATCACTGTCTATTCCGTCCGTAACTGTTGGGGTATAACCACTTGCAGGTTTACGACAAACGCCCAAAAGCGAAATTTCGCCTTGTGAGTACTTCAATAGCTTATCACCGTAACGGTTTGCACTTGCAGCATCACACATATTGGCAAGAGTTTCAGTGTTTGGTGCTATCAAAACGTAAAGTTTTGAGCCTGTGCCAGCCTCAGCAAAAAATTCTTTAATTTGCTGATAAGCGTACGCAATAGCGTTCAATCCTGCTGTAACAGCATCGTCGGTGCTTTTCAAAACGAAAATATCTCCAGCATTAATCGCTGTGCCTGTTGGGTCACATCCGATTACAAGCCCTGCAACTCCGTCTGTTGTTCCGCCTACTGAACCGAGTTGCCCGTTTTGTAGGTTAATGGTAATTTTTGGAATCATTTGTCCTTATTCTTTTGAGTTAATAAAATCTTTCCTTTTGAGAATTGTAATTTTCCCACCATTTTTTGCTGATTGAAATTCAGCAGGTGTGCGCTCTGTCCATACTTGCCCGTTGCTATCCTCGAATAGTTCTTTGACTTCTGGGTACTGCTCAAATATCTCTTTGATTTGTTCTTGTGGTAACATGGTTTTATTTGTTTAGTTTGTCGATTAGCATGTCCATCTTTGCCTCCATTTTCATGTGGTCTTGACGGTTTTCTTGTCTCACCACTTCGGATGAAGTTTCTAGTTTATTCATTCGTTGCTCCATGAACTTATTTCGCTCGTCGATTGTGGCCACCTTGATGTTTAAATCAATATAGGTAGTCAACATCGCCCCGAGTAGTCCAATTAATGCCAATAACTGCCCGAACGTCAAGCCAAATTTGGTTTCTCTGTTCAGCATAATTACATGGGCTTATAGTGAGGTTCACCGTTTACAGAATAACACCTTAAAACTTGACGTCTGTTTGGTTTTCCTACTACGAAAGAAACATGAACCCAAGCGGGTTGGTTGTCATCCCCATGCTCCCAAATCAATTGGTCAAATGGCACATGCGAACGTATGGTGTTGAACAGTTTAGCATTATCCGCTGAATCCAAATCAGCCGCTTCACCTTTGGGGTGCTGAGATGTTTTCGAACTGCCTTTCGTTGCTTTGCTCAATGCATCTGAACGGAAACCAACATTCACTTTGATTGGTCCTACTAGATCTCTGACCGGTTGCAACACGTTTTCGCAAAGAGCCTTTAACGCTTCAATTTGCTTTTCGTTGGGCGTGTTGTCTATTTTCTTTGACTTTGCGATATTGCTCGCTGTCATTTCTTCGAGTGTGAAATTCTTTGTCAAGTTCATGGCTTTATAATCAAAAAAGGGTGGGCGAATACCCACCCTTTTGGTTAATAACTATGTTCTAGGCTTACGCTCCCTCAACTAGAGAAACGCAACCTTTTCCGTCCTTACGGCTTTGAGTAGCACCGAAACGTACAACCGCTTCAATGATAGTACCGCCCAAATAACCTGGTGCTTTACGGTTGATAATAGTTTCAGGGAATGCCTCAGCATAACGAACGTGGTCAGGGTGGAAAAACAATGCAGCTGCTAAGTCGTCAGTTGCTACACTTGCACCAAGTGCTTTTTTGTTCAAGTCCTTGTCATAGGTCAAACCTAATGAACCGATACCGTCATTCCAACGTACCATGATGTCAATACCCAAGATACGCCCAAGAACGCCCTCTTGTAGTTTGGTCATCAAACCTGTTTTCTCAAAGTCAACAAACTCGGGAACTTGCAAAAGGTCATCGTATTGGTCGGGTGTTACCACGCCAATGATACCGTTAATGCTTGGCAAATTCATTTTCATGAACGCTTGACGCACTTTCATGATGTCTGCCTTTGTGAAACGCTTGCGATTTCCTGTTGCACCTACCAACGAAGTAGCACGGTTAGCGCCTGTACTTGTGATAATGTTGGTTGTTGAACCCCATGCTTGTGCTGCATAGTCTGCCGCTTTAGTTGACATTGCACCGCCCATTGAACGTGCTACGTCTAACTGCTTGCTGTAGTTCAAAACTATTTCTTCCTCACGTTTAACCAAAACTGGCTCAGAATAAATCTGAACAAGTGGATAGTTGAAAACGTCATCGGTACGCTCGCCAATTGCAACTGGTAAGCTAGGATTTCCGATTTTTGCGCCACCGATATTTCCTGCTACTGGAATATCAACGCTGTCAACATTTCCTGCTGCAGCATCTTTGAATGCCTTTGTGTAAAACACGTTATCTGGAAACAACTGCTTTGCGAGGTCTGTCGAAAACAGTTTAGGACTGATTTGTGCCATTGTAATGTATTTTTATTGGGGGTTAATGATTAGCAATTTTCTTTCTCCCAAGCCTCATACAGCTTGTTGAACTTGTCAGGTTCTGCAAGTTTCATGTCTGCAAGTGCCTGTGGGTCATTGTGGCGGTACCACTCGAAGTTTTTTGTTTCATCACTTCCTGCTCCTGCGATTACAGCTGTAATGCTTGCAACTGGTTTTTTCAAGGAAGTAATCATCTGAGAAAACATATCGAAATTAGCTTCTGCCGACTTCAATAGACTTTCTCTTTGTTCTTTACCGAAAAAACCGTTTGCGATTGCTCCGTCAACAAGTGCAACGGCTTCCGTTTTTTGTTTGTCGGCAATACTTGCTTTCAGATCATCGGACAATTTTTTGAAGTCGGCTACTTGTGAAGTCAATAACTTGTTATTTTCTTGAAGTGCGACAACGTCTTTCAATAGTTCGGATTCAGAAGCGTTTTCGCTACGTCCGAGTTGTGCGGCTAAAATTTTCATTGAATTTTCTGTTTTTGTTATTATGTAATTTTCAAAATGTGTATTTGATAGGGCAACCATTCCTAGAAGCCTTGAATTAACTTCCTGCATTTTTCCAGTTGGTATGATTTCATCGATAAGTCCTTTTTGTTTGCACTCGTCAGCTGTCAACCATGTTTCAGCGTTCATCATCTGTTCCATGTCTGCCTTGTCGCAACCCTTACGACACATAATGTCAACCATTACCGAGCGCATATTTTCAAGGTACTTTTTGTCATTGTCGCTTAGATTGGTAGCATCTTGAAAATGTGGATTATGCACCATCATTCTAGCAAAATCATTCATGCAAGTCTTTTTCCCTGCAAGTGCTATCGGCGCAGCCATTGATGCAGCCATGCCATCGATTTGGCAAGTAACTTTTGCTTTGTTCAGTAAAACAGCATTAAAAATGCTCAATCCTTGGGGAACGCTTCCCCCCTCTGAGTTAATCCGTAGAGTGATTTCATCTACATTGCTACCGAGCCACTCCATTTCGTTTGCGAACTGGTGTCCGTCAACATCCTTGCCGATTACGCCATACATAAGCATGGTTACACATTTGGTATCGCTATTTACTTGTGCTGTGGCGTATTTTAGAAGCATAATTGTGTTCAGTTGTGGATTAAAAGCACGTCAAAAATAATTGCTTATATCCTTTCGGCTTGCATTAATATACTTTTATTTTCGTCTTTACAGTAAAACACAAACTAAAAATATATTTTCGAGTGATTGATTTTTTATTCTTATTCTTATTCTTATTCTTATTCTTATTCTTATTCTTATTGCGGATGTGTATGCATAGTGTATAGATAGAGTATAGATAGTGTATATTTTTTAAGTCAGTCAAATGACCATCAAATAGATAATAAGTTGATATTTAATGATTTACACACATTTTTTACTTTATAATTTCTAACCAATCAAATAAAAATCGTCGGAAAAGTGTCTGCGCTCAAATTATACAGTATCGATAGTGTATGTATATAGTATGGATAGAGTATCTATATGGTATTTTCAATAAAAAAAGGGTGGGTAAATCACCCCCCACCCTTATAATAGAACAAGCAAAATACGGTCTTGCACCGCCCGGACTTCCTTTAGCCCGTAATTGTGGTTTAATTGGTTTTACTATTCTTGAATTGCTCCCACCATTCAGGCAGTTGCTTATAAATCAATTCATCTATTTTGTCCCAGTACATTCTTGGGACTTTGTGTGGAAATACGAGGTTTTGCCTTTTTCCTGTTACGTGTCTGCTTATCTGAGACCAGTTGAGTAGCTTATATATCATTTCTCAAAGGCTTTAGTTATGCAGTACAAAATAGTGGCCATCGCAAATAAAAAGAAGTGTTTTCCCTCATTGCTTTCGTTGTAGATAGATAGCAGTTCGAATACTGGAAGTGCTACGCTAATGATCATTGTGAATAGTGCTATTGCTTTGATTGCTTTCATGTCAAACTATTTAATTTGCAGACTGGAAGTAGTCGGTCGGTTACTAACTCATGAAGCTCTACTGTCTCAAACATCATTGCATTATTGCAGTAGGCATCCACTATTTGTTCACTCTCATTCGTTATGTCGTGGCGTTTGTGAAGCGTGCCGTTGACATAGACTTCTAGGTAGGTTATATTTTTACCTTTTTTTGGGGTTTTGCAAACACATTCATCTTTGAAGCCATACATTTCAATAGTTCCTGTATCATTGCAAAAGTTACATTTTATTCCCATAATTTTATATTACTCTTTTATTCGTACCACAAACGCATTAAAACAGAAAGCTATGTATGTCTTTTCAGTCATTGATAAACAAACCAAATGAAAAGGGTCATTTTTCATTAACTTATTTTCGTGCATTGCTTTCAAGTAGCTTTCTTCTACTGGATGTGTTCCAGAACCATCTCTTTTAATTTGGCTTATAAATTCCAATTCGTGGGCGTATTTTATCATTGGTTGTTGGTTATTGGTTGTTAATATATTCAGAAAGAACTCCTAATTTTAATAGAATATCATCGGTTTCTTCTTGTATGTACTTCTGAATAAGTTTTGTTCTTATTTGTTCTATGTTTGTTCTTTTTTCACCTATTTCAGTTGTATTCACACCATTAAAGAAGGCGTTATAAATAGTTCCACAGTGTGTATGTATAACATACATATTATCAATTTTCAAATCTCTTCCTATTGGATTACTTTTGATTAAATTTGATAATTCTTTAAAGTCTTTGAGAAATCTTTCTTTTGCTTTTTCTTCTATTCTTTTTTGAAGAATGGTTAAATTTTCCATAATTTTATTTTTATTGTTATTGTTTAGTTAATTACTTGCATCAATCCGCCTGCAATAAGCAGACTGCCGATTATTATGTATTGGAAAGTTTTAAATAAGTTTGAAAAGATTACTACCACATTTAGGGCAAATATTTTCATTTTCTTTGCCTTCATATCCAGCGCAGTGAGGATTTGAACAACAATTACGAACGTCTTTTCTGTTAAGATATAATAACCTTTCGCGTTGCAATTGCGTCATGTGTATTGTTCTGCTTTTCTTGTATTCTCTAAGGCAATCTAATTCGTGTTGTTCTTGAGTTGTTAATTTCATACTAAAAAGTGCTACTTGCATAACCACTCACCGAGTGCGCCTGCAACGATTAATACTCCAAAAATTATAAATACTGTTATTCTAACGTGTGCCATCTGCATAGGCTCGTCTGCGAACCACGTCCAAATTGTCTCCCTTACTAGATGTTTAGCTTCTTCGATTAGTTTTTTCATGCTGTTTTGATTTTGATTGTGTTTGATTAATAACTTATTTCCGAGTTCGTCCTTAGCTTCCAAGTGAGTGAAGTGCCAGTGGACTAGTTCATAGTGCTTGCCGTTGTATAGAATTTTCCTGCTCACAGTTCGCCCTCCAATATCTCGATTTCGCCCTCAATGCTCATGAAATGACAATTATTCATGTTGTGGACTGTATGCGCTTCCAACCAACTTTCCATTTCCGTTGGTTCGTCAAATTCTACATTTCGGTAGATTGTTACTGTACCTGCTGAGTAGTCCAGTACAATGATGTTAAGTATTTGTTCCATAATTCAATCGGTTAACCGCCACCGAAAGGTTTTAAATTAATTATAAAATGCCCTCGTCGGCGAATGAATAATAGTTGTTATCTGGTCCAAGTATGATGTGGTCAAGTACTTTGATGTCAAATAGGTTCAAGGCTTGCTTTACCTTGTTGGTTATGTTCTCGTCCTCTTTACTTGGTCTCATAGTTCCGCTTGGATGATTATGTGCAAGGACTACTCCTGCAGATAGACTTTCAACTGCATACTTTGCAATTATTTTCACATCGACTACCGTTCCTGCCGTTCCGCCTTGCGATATTTTCACAAAGCCAGTAGTTGCATTTGCCCTGTTCAGTAGTACCAGGAAAAAGCTTTCGTATATCTCCAAATCGTCACCGTAGAACTGACGGATAAAATCTGCCGCATCACTACTTTTGGTTATTTTCACCTTCTGAAAATCGCTTTTTTCTGCTTTTAGTGATATGTTGCTCACTGCGCTTTTGTATGTTTTCATAGTTCTATATCTCTATTGATTTCCACCTCGTCTGTATCTAATGACATATACGATATATCTGTCAATCTGTGGTTTGTATTGGTAGAGATAAATTCCCACAATTTATCCTCTTGCAAAACCTCTTTATCAAGGTTTGAGTATATATTTACTGAACCATTACAGTAGTCTAAAATTACAATGCTTGCCATATTATTTTTGATTTATGGGAGCACTTGCGTACTCCCGTGATGATTATTTTCTTATTGCTATAAATCCACTTCCACAACTGTTGTATATCTCAAAACCGATATATGTTTCTGTCTCGTATGGTCTAATGTAGTCCCTTGAATATCCTACTACATAAACGCCATCAATTCCCAATGCGTTTTCTGCTGAAATTTCTTTCCAGTCCATTTTTACTGATTCTACACAGTCGGTCATTCCGTTGAAGTCCGATAATTCTTTTACTAAAAGTCTGTCAGCATTTTTTCTGATAAATGCCTTTACTGTTGTCATTGTTACTTTTGCCATGGTGTTGCTTGTTAGTTGTTTATGTTACTTTTAGTTTGATGCTGTAAAGATACAGTATTCAAATGAATACTGAAAGTATTCATCAATAAATTTTCAGTTTTTTTAATTGTTTAACATTTGGGCATAAAAAAAGGGGCTTGAGCCCCCATTTTTTGTACATTACCTCGCTAAGTCTTTGAAAACTGTTGCTTCGGATAGATGAAGTAAGTCTGCCATAATTCTTATTCGCTCGGTTGTGCCTTGTGATTTTTCTAGCGTATCGATTTTTTTTCTTAGTAAATCACACGCCTGTTGTGGCTCATTAATAGCCTTGATGATTAAATCTTTTCGTCTTTGTGTAATGATTTCACTTTTCTTCATAAACATATAATTTAAGCGTGCGAAAATATCAAAAAGGAGTAAATTCCGCTGTAATGTTTGGACTTGGTTTTGCTTTTGGCTTGATAATCATTGCATCATCGTCCGTAAATCGTGGCGTTTCAAATGTGATTTGCCAATCAACTAACGTGCCTACTTCGGGAACCACGTTTTCAAAATTACGGTCGTACTGTCTTTGTTGTAAAGCAACAAAGACCGATTGCGATACTTCAAATATAACGCTGTCATCTGTTAGTAGAACATCCCACACCAAATGCAAAACAAACTGAGGGTGGTTGCATTCCTGCTGATTGTTCAGCATGCTTTGATAGCTTAGATTTTTGAACTCGATAAACGCCAAAGGGTATTGACCGAGTATGTCCTCTTTTTCGAGAATACCGTTTGCCCACAACCAAACACGCTTTACTGGTGTATTGTCAAGTAGTACGGATTTAATTTCGTTGTATAAGTCTGGTTTCATAGGATTGAATCAATTACTCTTCTTATTAATGGTTTAGCTTCCTCGTTCAATTTGGCACTGTTGCCCATAAATTGACGTTTCGGCATTGTGAACTCTTTTTTACCAAATACTTTAGCCATACCACCCTCGTTATGAACTTGTGCATGTGGCTTGTTGCTTGCTACAATTACCTGCCTGTTAGTGGCCTTGTATAGGAAAATACTATTCCGTAAACTTGTAGAACCCGACCCAAGCAATATACTACGTGTTGTGGCCGCAGTAGAAAAATTGGTAATACCGCCACGTGTTCCGTACTTTCTAGGCTTACCACTTGGATATGTACCACGATCACCACTTGTGACTGGTCCGTTTGTCCTGTAGTTGAACCCGTACCATGTTTGCCCCGAAATTCTACGCTTAACCTCTTTCCATGACTGCGAGCCGTTATCGTTGAACTTTTGCAAATCAAACGACTTCTTGAATCCGTCCACCAAGTGTTCACCTATCAATCTAGGCAAACGAGAATTAAAGGCGTTACCCATTTGGTTAGCCTTTCGTTTAAAATCTCCTGGTAAATCTCTGAAATTAGCCATTTTTCTTACTGTCGTGTATTTGTTGGTCTGCTTCGTTTATCTTTTGAAAAACCATGCTGTCTACTGCCTTTTTAGCATTCTCCGATAGGTTATGAAAGTATGGATGTTGTTCGTTCCAAATCTTTTTACTGTCGGTAACTTTCTCTTTGAAAAGGTCGTTAACTTTCGGCTTTTCAATTTCAGATAGATTGGTTTTTTCTCCGTCCATAAGACGTTCAACTCTGCACCTGCAGTTCCACTCTAGCGGTGGGTAATACTCGTCCCAAAACGAATCGTCAACTGGCCGTACTACTCCGTCCAATGACATGTGTTCGGGGCGTGTGTTTGCGTCATGTACCGCAACGTATCTTAATAACGGGTAAATGTCTTTACTGTCTTGTATTTTCAACCATTCTTTGCCCGATTGTGCCAATGTTTCGGTGGTAGTTGCTTCGGTGTTATACCAATGAACATTGTACAACTCGTTTAGCTTCATAGCAGACTTTGTAAACTCGTATCTGTTGGCACTGTTAAGAAGTAGTTCATTCATGTCTTTGAGTTCGTGAGCGGTCTTATTTGCAGCGAAATAAAACACGTTGTTTCTCAAGGCGATTTCCAGTTCGTAATTTTCAGCATAACCATATCCAAACTTATTGCCCCAACCTATCTGAGCCGAACGGTCCAGTGCGTCAGCTATCTTAACAAACAACCAATCGGGTAATACTTCGGGCGTATAGTTTTCATTCCATACGCCCTCAATGAGTTTCTTTATTTCTGCTTTACTTAGCATTGTCGTACTTGCTATATAGTTCGTCAATCTGCTTGATCATGCTTGTAGGCTCTTGCTTTTTGCCCTCTTTCGTTGGTTCGGGTATTGGGTTAATTGGCTCGGGTGCTGGTTCTTGCTTTACTTGCAAATTAAGCCCTACAATCGTACCCAGTTCGTTAGCATCTAACGTAAATCCTGCCTGTGACAGCTTCACAACTCTATCGACTACCTCGTCAACGTCTTTCATCTCTTTGTATCGGAATACATAACCGTCGAAACTATCGCCCTGTCTAGTCAAGATTGGAAACAGTTGTTTGTTTACTACACGTTCAATCATTCTTAAACGGTCAAGGTGGAAAATCTCTGCAGTACGTTCGTGTACTTCTGCCTGTGAACGGCTCGAGCCATTGGACGAGGTCATTGTTTGCCCCTCGATAATCTTTGCTATCTGTCCGTTTGTGTATTCAATCAGTTCAAGGTATGTTTGGTAAATATCGCTACTTGAACTTGTTTGTAATATCTCTACTTCGTCGTCATATCCAACAAGTCCGAAAGTATTTGAGCGCATTTGTTCCAAGAATGATTTTAAACTTTCCGTTTTGACTTTATTGGTCAGATCTGTTTTGACAATTACTGGAGGAATACCAAACTTAGCTTGGTAGTTTGCCCAAAAAGACAAAGCATTTTTCTTGTAGATGTATAGCGGTGCAATGTTGTTGTAAAGTCCTTTGTCGGTCTTATCGCCCAATAGCAAGATATGGTCAATAAATTCAGGCAAAGTATAATCAATCATTTCAGTAGTGGCCTGTGGCCTCAATTTGATTCTGTGCCACTCTGGGACTATCAATTGACGTGGTATTAATTGAACATCGTCGCAATCCCTACCGTCCCCGTCAGTATCGGGAAACACTTCCACGATTGCAAAGCCTTTCATCTCACTTTCAATGATATGCTTAACAATTGAGAAAAACCAATCGCTAGAAAGCAAGTCGGTTTTCTCTTGGTCAATCTCGAATTGTTCACCGTTGATTTTTCCAACTTCAAAAACAGTTCCACCAATACGTTTCAATACCGTAGTAAGGTGTGTTTTAACTGCATCGTCCTGTTCTATCTCTGCGTATAGCTGCATCATTTCGTATCTGTCGGGAGTAATCCAGTTTTCCCAATCTAGTATGGCATTACGCCACTTTTCAATGTCTGCCTTTGCTCGGTCAAGGTTCTTGAAAATAATGTCATCAATGATTGCATTCTTTCTTTTTTCCTCGTTCTGCTTGTACGCCAATTTAGTGATATTATCAACTTCTGTGCGTGTGTATAATCCAAATAGTCCCATTTGTGTATATGTGTTTAGTAGATAGTTTCTGAGCCTTGAACGTACCCCCAAATAACGGCTTTACCGTCATTGTTTTTGATAGGTAATGAAGTAAGCAAATTGCCCTTTTCTGCCAATGTGAGGTTCTTGAGGGCTTCCTCGTAGAAATAGTGACGCTTTCCGTCAAGTTGAACAGTTGGGAACGTAGATGTAAGTTTCCAAATAGCTATGTGTGCCAGTATTTCTAATAGCGTACTGTTTCGTGCTGTTCCAGTCTTTGTGTATTCCAACTCCATGTCGTAACGGTTAGCCAGTCTGTCCTGTACATAGTTTTCAGCGTAGGCAATGCCAACGGGGATTTTATCTACTCCGTCGGCTTCGTAGTCCCGTTTTATAGTGGCGATTTCTCTTTCATCGAGAAACGTCTTGAGGTCGTTTGCTGTTAAATAACTCATATTTGTATCTTTGTTTGTGGTTTAGTATTCTATTCCGTCGCTGGCTCTCATTGCAATACGTTTGTCGGTGCTGTCTCTATTTTTAAACGAGTTAAATTGGTCACTAAAATAAAAGCATAAAAAGTAATCCATTGTATCGCTTAAGTGTCCGTATTTCTCGTATGTTACGCCCGTCTTTGCGTCTTTTACTTTTTCTTTCAGCTTAGTTCCGTCGCTTGCTTCTTTCACATAGCGAACATCCTCAATAGTCTTTTTGCAGTTTTCGCCAATCGTTATATTTACATCAAACCGTCCGCTGAATATTTGGTTGATAAACATCCCACGTACCATTACTGGTGGATTAGATAACGGCACCCTCGTTTGTGGGTTGTACTCCTGTAAATCGTTTGTTATAAGACTAAAAAAGTTGTACCCTTTTTGCAATTTTGCGTCTGCCTTTCTACTGGTAGCATCACCGTAGATAAACATCCCTGCCCTGTGGCCAACATATCGCTTTCTAAATTCAGTAATCGTATGTTCAAGCGTATTGCGTGGACTTTCCAAAGCAATTTCATCAATCTGCCAAGCGTTAAGTCCTTCGGCTTGCCATATTGAACAAGAAACATAAGGATTTACGTTTTCATCAAATGACAAATGCAAAGGAAGTTCGGGGTTGTAACCTTTTGGCTTCACACTATGAGAAACATTGAACGCTTTGTAGAACTCTGCCCCTGTATCTAGTTTTCCCCATTCCCCAAGTGCATAAACCCTGTAATATGGATAATCATGTTTACGGTCAAACTCAAAGTCTGCAATTGTGTGTTCATCTATAAATCCAACATTTGACAGTTCAGGGTGTCCCACCACCCAAAAATTGTCCATGTACGTAGTTTTGATTAGAATCGTATTGCCCTCCTCATTAATCCTTACAAAACTCTCGTCTGAAAGTTTGCTGTAATCAATTCCGTAAATTTCTTTTGGCAGATCAATCCACGTTTGCGTGTCAATGATTTCTTTTTTAATCCAATGTTCCTCTGAAATTGGATTCCACATTGCGATTATCTGTTGCCCAGGGCGACCACGTAACCGCTTCCGAACTTGTTTGAAATCTTCGTGTGTAAATTGCGATAATTCCTCAAGGATAACACGCTTGAACCTCGATATACCTTTTATCTTTTCGCTATCGTCAAGCCCTCTAAAACGAATGTAAGCCCCCGAAATGTTATCAATCTTGTTTTTAATGCAAGTAAAAAGCTTGCCTAAATTCCAGTTGTTTATTATTCCTACAAAATCCGAATAAATACTATCTTCAATATCTGAACCTACTTTGCGACACACCATGTATCTGTCAGCCTCACAAAGCGTATCGTAGATTGTTGACTGTGTTACACTGTACGTTTTAGCTGCCGAACTTCCACCGTAGATAAGTAAAAACCGTATCTTTTTGTCTTGTGTATATTTTCGTATGTGCCAATACAGTGGATTGAATAGTTTCTTATTGAATTTAATCTCCATTTTCGGCTTCGTCGTCGTCGTAACCTACTTTTATTTTTGCGTTACGGTCTATTGTTAGTTCTGTACGTTCAACATAGCCTCTATTTCGTCCCTGTGTCTTTAACGTGAAAATGATAGCGGTCATATCGCCATCATTAACCTTGCTCATTAGCTTGCTTTCCGCTAAGTCAATGAAGCTATCAAACGAATCATTACGTGCCTGTCTAAGTATCGGATATTTGTCAAGCCACTTATGAAGCGTTGTTCTGTCAACTTTCAAAATGTTGGCAGACGCCTTTATATTTCCACCCGTTTTGTTAAGGGCTTCAATTATGATTTTATTCGTTGGTTTTTTAATTGACATAATTCAAATTTTATGCTTGTTAAATTCTAACTAAATTTCTCCATAACCTAATAATTTAAGCAATGCAGATTCTGCATTTCCTGATATTTTCATGAGTGAATCACGTACAAAAATGTACTCCTCATTATTAAATTCAAATGACATTTTCATTTTATCTGATAAATCATCAACGTCAATTTCTTTGTTTTTTTCTGCGTAGTCAATTCCGTTTTCTTCATTTATTCCAAACTCCCAGTCCTCGAAACCCCATTCTTTCAAATCGCCAACCTCGAAAAAGTTCGCCAAAGCGTCAAAGTCAAATTCGCCAGTGTTCTTGTTGAGCCTCACGTTTAGTTCCTGCTCCTTTTTCAAGTCCAAACTAACTTCTGTGCATGGTATTGTTTCATTTCCCAAGTCTGCCCAAACCTTAACACGTTGGTGTCCGCCTACTATCACATTCTTTCGGTCGGGGTGCATGTTCACAATGATAGGGTCAACTATTCCAAACCTTTGCAGGCTCTTTTTGATGTCCTTGTACTGCTTATCCTTTAGAATACGAGGGTTGTACTCCGCAGGTATAAGTTCAGAAATTTTGCGGTCTATTACTTTCATTTGCTTTTAAAAGTGTTGTTTCGTGTCGTATCATCTTCCTGACGTCGGGAAGATGGTTTGTTAAAAGGCTTACCCTAAGCGCACTGTTCTTATGGGAAGTGGGGTAAGCATGTTGTTGACGTCAACGGTATGGTTAACCATATTAGTGAGCCAAAAACAGGACTCGAACCTGCGACACTCTGCACATTGGGCTGAACAGACACTCTTCCAACTGAGCTATTTTGGCAATTTGTCGGTCTATTCCCGACTGTCATCCACTTGTTTACCGCCCGTGCCAGCTAAATAAACCAATCCTCTCGTGGCTGATTATTTTTGTTCTCCCTTAATTTGGTTGTCTGAATTGGAAACAAGCTGTTTTCCAATGTAACCAAGTCCAGTCGATAGAGCAGATAGTCCAATAATTTGTGGGTCAACAACGCCAGTCTGCAAACCAGTAGATAGGCCAGCAACTACCGAACCAAGAACAGCTGCAATAATGCCGTGCAAAATGTCTTTGAAATTGATGCTGAATAACTTAGAATTTTTCATTTGAATTGTGTTTAAGTTGTTTATGAGTTTGTTTGAGCCACAAATATAAACCAAAAATATCGTTTTAGATACTAAAAGTATCATTTTATGATAAAAAAATAGTTAAAACGGCTCGTAATGGCTTGAATAACCATCTTCACCAAATATCTTTTTGAATGACCTATCATGTTTGAAAAACACTTTCACGTCCCTTTCTCCCTCTCTATGCTTAGCGATTATTAGCCAGCCCCTACAATCCCAACTAAGCCCATTGTCATCTACTGCCTCAGTATCGTAGTATGTTGGTCTATGTGGAAAAATCACAATATCGGCGTCCTGTTCAATGTTTCCGCTCTCTCGTAAATCTTCCAACTTTGGAGCTTGAACCTTTACGCCTTTCATTGGTCGATTAAGCTGTGCAAGTAGAATGATTGGTATTTGAAGCTCTTTCGCTAAGTTCTTTAACTCCCCAGTGATATAACCCACTTCCAAATCACGTGTGCCAAATTTCAAATTCGTTTTTATTAACTGCAAATAGTCGATAATCATTATTTTCAATTTTCCTTGCCTGTGCTGTTTTCTTGCCAGTGATTTGATGTTGGATAAATTTCTGATATTAGGATCATCCGCAATATCAATTCTCATTTTCAAAATGTCCGTAATCTTTTGGTCAATGAATCCCCACTCTTCAAATGTGAGTTGTCCAGTTTTCAATCGGTAAAAATCTATTCCGTCATGTTCTGTCAGCATCCTAATGATTAGCTGAATTTTGGTCATTTCAATGGAAATAAACAAACAGTCATTGTTTGTCATACCTGCATACTTTGCGAAATTAACTGCAAATTGTGTTTTACCCATGGAAGGACGCCCGCCCAAAATTATTAAGTCAGGCGAATGCCACCCACCGTTTAGCTGTTTGTCTAGGTCTTTTAATCCTGTTGGTATTGCTGTTTGTTTTCCACTCTCACGTTCATATTGCAACTTCTTTAGGTATTCAATCGTTTCACTTACTGACTCCATCATTTCGCTTGCATACGTTTCATTCGAGCCAGTGGTTATGTCTGTGAATGTTTTTTCAACAAACTCAAAAATATCAGCAACATCCGTCGATTGGTCAAATGCCATTTCTTGAATTGACGATGAAAGAATGATTAATTTTCGAGCTATCGCCTTTTGCCGAATGATTAGCGAATGATGGTGAATGTTTGCCGACGATGCAATGTTTGAGCAAAGAAGTGTTATTGCGTATGCACCCCCTATTTTGTCAAGTTCATTTGTGCGCCTTAGTTCCTCAGTAACTGTCAGTAGGTCGATTGGGTTGTATTTATTTTTCAATCGCTGTATTGCCGAGAATATGATTTGATTAGTTTCTAGGTAGAAGTCGCAAGCGTTTAACTCCACTTTTTCGATAGCGTTCTGCTCAATCATCAACGCTCCGATAACTGCATTTTCGATTTCTATTGCGCTAGGCTGAATTTTATCAAGGCATGTAGACATGGTCATTTGCTGTTTCTTTTTTTCCATTGTTTTTTTCTTTTTCAATTTTGAACCAATTTGCGAAATGAGGAAAGCAATCACTCTTTGCCTTTTCTTTCACATTTTCAAGTTTTAGTTTAATGACAAATTCATTTATCCAGTTTTCAATTTCAAACATTGAAATTTTATTTTGCATGCAGAATATTTCTTTCCAGTGTTGGTCAGCTAGTAGATAATCTTTCAAGTCATATATTGGAATTAAAAAACGATTTTCGGGTGCGGGAATTTCTCTCTCTCTCTCTCTTTCTTCTCTTTCTTTAATTTCTTCTCTTTCTTCTCTTTCTTTAATTGTTGTTAGCCGTCTGTTATCCGTCTGTTGTTGGTATGTTATTGGTATGTTATTTGTGTGTTGTTGGTCTGTTGCATTACCTTGATAAGTGTCCCATTTACAGACTGTTAACCGTGTTGTAAATTGCAACCCCTCAGTTTTAATCATTCCGTCAGCTTCCAACAGCTTAAAGAACGTTCTAACCTGTTGCAATGACCATACAAATTTCTTTGACCAGCTTTCAAGTGATAGCAAACTTTGCCCTGCTTTGCAGTCATACAACTGACCTTTTATCAGTGTTTTGTTTGACTCATAATTTACTGTTAATAGAATTGTTTCCCATGCTTCACGCTTGGTTAGCGGTCTATATTCATTGTATAGCCAGTGGTCTAAGCAACCTCTATGTAGCTTTATCCATCCGTCATTCATAATCAATTAAGTTTAATGTAATCTACTCCGTCAATCCTTTCTACTGCCAATATTCCGTCATTAATCTGTTTGTCGATAGTTGGACGGCTAATCGCATACTTTTTCGAGTAATTGGATTTACTCATTAAATCTTTTCTGATTGTTAACCTCTTCATATTTTACAATGTGTTAAATTTTATAGCTTAAAAAGTCCAAGTATTTCATTGGACTTTGCAAATATACTAATAGTTTACATACAACTACTATTAGTTTGTAATAAATTACTCAAATGTTTTGATATTTCATTGATTGTGTCCATTTGTAGGGCTTTTTGTATCTCTTCCTTGAGTTTATATACAGTTCTGTCTTTTTCGCTTAAAATGGTCATAAATTCGGCGTATTTCAAACGATATTTTGTGTTTGTTTCCAGCAGCTCCTCATTCTTTTTAATCGCATTTAAAACAGTTGCATGGTCCCGATTAAAAACAGCCCCTAGCGTTTTAAGTGAGATATTTTTCCCGTACATGTCACGCATTATTCTGAATATGAAAGTACGAGGTATGACGTGCTCATTCTTTCTAGAAGGCGCCATTAAATCCTCTTTCGTTACGTTGAAATAATCACATATAATTTGGGTGATTTCTTGCAATTTAATTTCTTGTTCAATGTCCATGTTTCAAATAATTATCAATTAATACTTTAGCTTCATCATATCCAACGGCAAACTCGCACATATAACCTCTTTTTCTTAACTCATTGTGCATTGATTGCTGTTCTTCCAAGTGCTCACTTTTTCTTAGTGATCCGTCCTTTTTATAAATGCTTTCTCCCGGCCTTTTAAGTTCCAAAAACAAGCCGTGATACTTTCCACGGGGCTCATATATCACTAAGTCTGGAAAGCCTTTAGATGAACGCAATTTATTTAGTTTTATAGCCTGCCCCATCGTTAGCTTTACGCCTGACATATCTGTGTTGAATATCACTTTCGGATATACAGTTCTGAGATACATTGTTATAAATAAATGCGTTTTTTCTTCTGATTCTTTGAATATATCTTTCATATTTTTTTTGATTTTTCCCACTCTCTGATTAATTGCCAAGTAGGTTGTTTTCTTCGTTCAAGTTCTAATTCATTTCTCAACCTCTTATTTTCATCACGCAAATACTGATTTTCTGTCGCATATCTGCCGTTATGCTTTCGCAATTTTGGCTTTTCGCTTTCGAATAGATTTGTTTTCATGGTTGAAGTGTTTTAAGCACTCAGTGGTAGTTAGTCACTGAGTGCGGAGTGGTTAATCAAATACTGAATTACTCAAAGCCATTGGCATTACGATTCCTATTTGGTCAGGATAGCCAATCACATCGATTCGTATGGCTTTAATTTGTCCACTGAAAGTAAGTCTGAATGCCCCACTGTCTGAGTACATTGCGGAACAGCAATCGGAAAGATGTTTAGGATTTAATCCTATTTGTCCAACCTCTTTGAAATAGTTTGAATTGGGTATTACTACATCGAAATTTGGTGCTTTGTCGCAAATAAAGTACTCGTAAAAAGCTACTTGTCCATCTGCATTTTTACATGAAATTCCATCATCGCAACATTCTGCACTTTCGAATTTCAATATCTCTTTGAAATTGTCTTTGTGCATTGCTTTTCCATCCAAAAATTCGGGGTTGATTACGCTGTGATATTCAAGTGACGACTTTACCATAATGTAAGCATTGGTAGCGTATGCATAACCGTCCTTGAAGTGAACTGCGCTCATTACTGGTCTTAATTTTGCATCTTCGCCAGTTGCACAGCAATTGTGTAGCTTAGTGGTGAAATTGAATTTAGTTTGTTCTGCCATAATCGTATTAAAATGGTGTTTTAATAAGTTGTATTTTTAATCCTTTTTTTGCCACGTTGGTGGGTATTCCAGTCAACTGTTGGCACTCTTTAATGAATAGACTTTCGTCGCTGTTTCCGTCCGATAAGTGAATGAGTACTATGTTTACACACTTACTTAGGTCATTGCTTGAAAGTATGCTTTTGGTGGTCTCAAATTCCATGTGAGAATCATATGTTCGTTTCATTACCGAGGCATTTAAAGAGCCTGTTAATACTCTTTTTTGCGCTATTGCATCTGAATAATTCGCCTCAATAATAAAGTGATTGATTCCCGAAAATTGATACTCCAAAAACATTGTGTCCGTAACAAATAGTAGCCGTCCCATTTCTGCATGGTCAATTACATAGCATACGCAAGGTACATCGTGAACTACGTTGAACGGAATTACCGAAAACCCACCAACCCGATAACCAGTACCATGGTTGATTGGTTTTGCAAAGTGGGAATTGATAGCCTTAGATTCAAACGTATGACTTGGTGCAAGGGTTTTAATGCCTACTTTTAGGAAGTCGTTAATGTACTTGCTGTGGTCATTGTGAGCGTGTGTAATTACACAGCCTGCTATCTTTGATATGTCGAAATTAAGAGCCTGTTTAACTTCGGAAAAACGAACGCCTGCCTCAATTACCAAAGCTTCTTTTTCTACATTCAATATGTAGCAGTTTCCTGCACTGCTCGAGCCTAAAACTATCAATTCCATACTTCTTAGTAGTTAGGTTCGTCGATAGTGTTATCTGTAGCTGTATCGTCTGGTTTCACTTCCTCGAACTTCACATCCTGGATGTCAACTTTAACCGTGTTGGCGTGTTGTTGAATGTTTTCATCCCTGCTTTCTGTTGGCTCTTGCTCCTCTGTAATAGCTTGTTGCATTTCAATTGATAAGTAGCCGTATTTACTTAACAGTCTACGTGTGCAAGTTTTCAAGGCTTGATTGGTGAAATTACCCATCCACCCTACGTTCTTTGAAACTTGGTTCGCTTTGGCTGTCTTGATAAGTATTTCCACCGTGGTATCTTTGCCAATACTTGGAGAATACTGTTTAGCATACTTGGCCATATCCTCAACTGACATGTATAGCGTTTTTTCAAAGCCATTTGTCAACTTGAAATAGCAGAAGTAGCCTACCACCTCGTCGCTTTCACGTTCGCCAGTAAAATCAATTTCACCGCTTAGTTTATCTACTTTTCTTAGTTCGCCTTTGTAAACTACATCGGCATTAATGGTTTTGTACTGCCCTGTTCTCATTGCAAGCTGTATTAAACCTTTGTAACCGATGATCATTGTCGGTGTCATTACCTTTGACCAACTTCCGTCAGCGTTCTTAACTGAATTGTTGAAAGGAACGATGTACGCAAAGCCTAGCGACTTGTTGATAGGAAGTTTCAATACTGCTGCCTTTAGTGCTTCCATAACTACCTTGTTAGGGTCACACGCCTGTAGATTGTTGTCAGAATTGTACAAGTCGATAATGGAAGCTGTGAATGGTCCAGAGTTGTCTTTCAATGCGTTTCTGAACTGTTCGGTAACACTGTCAGCTTTTAATGTAGCTTTCAGAATTTCAATACCTGTTTTCTTTGGTGCCGTTTGCACCCCTGTTTGTGTATTCATAATTGTTGCGGTTTTATGCACCCACCGATTATAGGGGTGCGGTTATTAATTTAGTTTACTGAAAATTCTGTTTTTGCACCTGTAACTTGCATTGTGATCTGTTGCGAGTTGGTTTTAATAATGTTGTTACAAGCTTCTGAATTGTCAATGAAAATAGGTGCAAAAGCATTGTGATGTTTCGATATTGCGTTGATAATGTCAAGCCCTGCGTTAATCTTACCTGCAGTGTTTGCATCTGAGAATGGAACGCCTTTAACGAGTGCTTCGCATGTTTCAACTTCTCCACCATTGATTTGTGTTTCAAACATTCTGAAATTCACGTTTGTGAACAGACTATTTATTTCATTCTCAACTCGTGTGATTTTCTCTTTTGAAAAAGATGCAATTGTGAACTCGATTTTTTCGAGGTCTGCCAATTCTTTATTAAGCGTTTTCAATTGCTTTTCAAGTTCCGCGATACGTGCTTCTGATTCTGCAATTACGTTTTTGTTGTTAAACTTGATTTGCAAATCAAATCTTTGTTGGGTTGCAATGGCTCGTTTTTCCTGCAGTTCCTCGTTTTGTGGTATTACGATTTCAGTCGACAATTCCTTTTCAAGTGCCAGGATATCGTTTTCAAGTCCAATTATCATAAGGTCAGAACTAAAATCAATTTTCGACTTGTCGGGTTCTGTCGGTTCTGCTGTCGGTTTTATTGATTCAAGGGTGTCGTTTATTGCCTTAACTTCCTGTTCATAGTTTGCAATACCGTTTGTCCATTTTTCAATCAGTGATTTTGTTTCCAGTCCTTGTTTTTGATTTTCTGCCAGCCTTTCAGCCTTTGATTGGTTAAACTTTGCTGTCATTTCAGCTTGTTTTTCCTCAATCTTGTGAGGCTCGAAGTTCGCATCGCATGTAGGGCAAGTAAACTCGTTTTCGTTGAATGTCAACTTTTCAGCATTGATACTTTTCCACTCGTCAATTAGTTTTGTACGTTTGACTTGCAGGGTGTCAAGTTCCATTTTGGCTCTTGTGGTGTTTAACTCAGCACGCTGTAACTGTTCTTTCAATTCAAACCTATTTTGCAGTGTTTTTTGGTGCTCAGATTTCTTGTTATAATAATCCTGCATGAACTCGCTTTCAATCTTATTTATAAGACTTGCACGCTCATTTTTAAGTGAAAAAATCTTGGATTGTATTTTCTCTTTGTCGGCTCTTTGTGCTTCGTAACGCTTGGTAATGTCTGTTAACTGTTCATCAATGTCGTTAATCTCTGCGGTTTTAACTGATATTTCGCTTTCAATTTCAGCCCAGTTTTCAGCCTGTGGCATGCTACGTTTGCGCTCGTCGATTCTTTCGGGGATTCCTGCCAAATCATCTTTTACTCGCTTTTTCTTGGCTCCAATTTCACGTTTGAACTCTTCCAGTGTCTTACCGAAAAGCATATCCAAAAGTGCTAGAAAATCTTTGTTGCCTTTGGCGATTTCCTCATTACTTACATTACCTACCATTGACAGTAGAATAGTTCTTTGTTGGTCTTTTTTCAGACTGGGAAAATAAAGAGGGTTCGTGATCAACTTGAAAATAGCTTCGGGTATAAGTTCCTCAATCTTTTGTTTGAACTCTTTTTCTGAACAAGGGACACCGTTGTAGTAGCGTTCTACTTCGTGCCCTGTAAATTCTTCGGTGTCTGAGCCTCGCTTCTTTGTCCATTTTTCAACGTAACACCTTTTGAGTTCTACTTGCATAGGCGTTACCATGTTCACGTCTTTAGCTTCAAATAGGCAAGTAACTTCGTGAGGTATTCGTTCAATTACATTGCCTTTTGCATCCAGTGTTTTGATGTTGAAGTCAGTTCGGTCCTTGCTGTCTTTGCCGAACATGCACCAAGTAAATGCGTCCATTACTGTTGATTTTCCACTTTCGTTTGGTCCAGAGATAACCGAATAAATGGTGTTAAAATCAATTTCTCTTTGTTTGCAGCCCTTAAAGTTTAAAAGGGTCATTTTTTTTAGTCGTAAATCCATGACTTTTTTAATTAAATTGTTAATAAATTGGTTGTATTGTTGCTTTTTGTCCGAAAACTCGTATATTTGCTACTGTTAGTTTATTGTTATTCATTGGTTGTTGCGAATATGTGGGGACTGTGTTGTCCCCACATATTCAAATACTTCCCGAAAATAGACAACTCATAAACTCCGACCTCGAAATGCTTACCTTTGAATTTTTTCCTTTCGCTTTTTTTACTTCCGATTCTTTCATTGGGTTATGTGTTATAAACTAATTGTAGTGCAAATATAAACAAATAATTAATATGTTGTATATATTTTGTTCATAAATTATGAATTTTTACAAGTTAAACCTCCAAAACATCTGATTTTTCGCCCAAAATAAAAGTTAGTTTATATCCAAGCCGAAACAGAAAACCCCCGACCATTGAACTGGTGGGGGTTTCCGATTTGTAGCGAGAGGGGGAATTGAACCCCCTACCTCATGATTATGAATTATGCTGTTTATTCTCCTTAAACCGCCAACTGTCCGGCTTTTCCGAACACCTCAAAACATTCATGGCGTGTATATGGTGTTTTAGGTGTTTATCTGAAACGAAAGAGTTGCAGGATAATAGTACGTGTTTGGTATAGTAACTGTGTACGTTCTATTGTTATAAATCGGTATTCTAAGCCCTGATTGCACAACTCCATTAATAACAGTGTCTAGGTACAACTGATCAGGAAATGTTGTCGAACCAAATACAAAATAAACAGATGCGCCAAAATAGTCTGAGTAGTAATACTCATTTTGTGAACTTGCGGAACCAGTTAGCCATGGACTTGTAACGCTTACAAATGACATTCCATGACTAGGAAGTAATGAAATGTTATCGAAATATCCATACCCCTTGAAAAAACTCAATTTTCGGTTGTTGAATAATAGATTGCCCTTTTCAGTAGGTGTTGAGCCAGGGCATTCTGAACCAAGAAAATTCTGGTTAACTACTTGCAACATGTGTGTTTGGTCCAACACTCCATTGTTATAGAAAATTGCCTTTGGCGTTGAAACACCAAGCATCTGTAACAATGCCTTAACGCTCATGTTTGATGTTGGTAGATAGTGATTTGCCATAATTACAAAATGATAATGTCCGTTACATTTAATGCCCCATTACTATCTCGCATTGCAATTGTGTTAACCTCAGCACCTATTGCGGGTCTAATCCCACGCAAATAGTCAGCATCCAAATCAGAATTTATTCCGTCAACTGTAAGTAAAGCAGCTAAAATTGCGCTTGCATCCATCGTGGTTGTAGTCCAAGTTGTGCCGTTTGTAGAGAATTGAAGTTTTCCCGAATTTATACGGAAATGAATGCCGTCAACTAAGTCAGCATCAAGTTCCGAACCTAGACCGTCAACTGTTTTAAGTTTGTCCAGTATTTGAGTAGCAGTATCTGTTGCAAGTGATTTGAATGTGCGCTTCGCATTTTCGGTGTTGCTAGCTTCAATAAGAATGTAATTTGAATGTGAGGGCAAAGTGTACACTATATCAGCTATATACTCCTCGATTATGCCCTTTATACTAGCATCTTTGTACTGGCGACCATACGCTTGAACTTCTGGATATGCGTATTTTCGTTGTACTATGTAAGCAGGAAATGAAGTGACACTTCCTTGATTTACTCTGCATATTTTTCCATTTGCTCCTGTTGAATCTAATAGATAGACTATACCACTCGAAATTGTGTTTGAACTTATAGTGCATCCTTTGAGAATGCAATTACCAAAACCACTGATAATAGAACCTACTGACTCAATTATCTCATTTTGCAGATTGATGTAGTCATCACCAAACCATTGACGTACTCCTGCCGATTGTACTTGCTCTTTCATAATTATTAAATGTTTACGATTTTATATCTCATTCCTGCTATCACATAGCGCATAACGTATTTGTCAACCTCACCATGTTCAACTCCTGCCGGAACAAAAACTTTGAAATTTGCATTCAAAGCGTCTTGCTCCTCTTCTGTCGAAAGTCCAAAGTATTGGAAACTCATGCCTTCGCTTTCAGTGGATAACCAAACATAATCCGAGTTTTCAACTGCAAGTGATAGCCACACTCCATTGCTAATTATCTCGTCAATGTAGATTTGATTATTTGAGTTTGCAACCTCTCTATTAAGTAGGTTTTCAAGTGCCATTTTTTGCCCTGTAATGTTGCTTTGGTACACCATTTCGAGCAACCACACATTGAAAGCAACAAACATTCTACGCACTTCGATTAGTGGCCACATAAATAGTTTCAACCTATTTGGCTGTCTTTTGTGGTACGGAAGTTGATTGCCAACAAAATACTCTATGTCAAAACCAAATCTCATAATGTATTAGCGTTTACAAGTGTGAACACTGAATCTTCATCCCAATTGAAATAACCTGCATCCAAAGTCAAAACAACGTCCAAAGGTCTATTTCCGCTTGTTACTCCTGTGATATATATACTATTAACTTTAACAGAAACAACGCCCTCAGCTTCCATAAGTTTCTGTTCAATCCTACCTTTGTACACCCGATCATCAAAGCCGAGTGACGAGCGATATTCAGCTAGTTTTGCAGTCAGATTGTTTTGCACTGTTAACTCGTTATAGATTGGGTCATATACTACTTCGATATCGTACAAAATAACATCCGCTTGTAGTGATATAACATTTACTAAAGTGCCAGGATACTTGATGTTATCCATGTAAACCGAAAAGGCTTCAATCTCACTATCTGTAAGTCGGGTATAATTCAAAGCATCCAGTTTCTTTGCAACCTTAACGGCAAGTGAATTTTGCTGTGCCCTTAATGCTGATTGTGCGATAATACGACGTGTTACATCTACTGTTTCGTATGTGATTATGCCATTTTCAATTACGAGCGTGTCGCCTTGAAAAGTGTTGTCATTAAGTGTTACGCCTTGAAACTCCATAACCTTGTCATGGTACCAGTCGTAAGAACCTGGTTGTTTAGTCTGCACTTTCGTTTCAACCTCAGTACGGAATAAATCTAATATGTTTTCGAACGTCCAAATTGCACGTGCAAAGGTTGTTTTCCACAACTTCCATTCTGCTGTACTTGAAGCAGACGGGTTGGGTATTGCTGTTGTGATGTCAGCCTGTAACACTGTTTCTATCTCCGAAATTGTTCGTGCCATTGTCTATGAAATTACTGTGGTTAATTCTCTGCTAATCAAAGGACGTTCAATGTCCAAATTCTCTGATATATTTATAATTGAATTTTCTTTTATGTAACCAGCCAAATCAAATTCAACGCCAATTTCAAGCTCTACGGTTGTTTCGTTTTCAATAGTTGGATTGTCCGAGATAATCTGAAACACCGCTTCCACGTTTCCGTATTCCTGCACTGCAATGTCGTACACAGTCTGTTTTTTATTTGCTAAAATCTGCTTCATAATATCCGTCAAGTTTTACGTTCTGTCCTTCCATTCCAATACTCTTAACTTTCATGCCGTCTTTGATAAGTTGCTGACGTATTTCTCGCAACATATCCTCAGGCTGTTCATCATTAAAATATGTTTCAACTCCTACACCTCTGTCGGGGGCGTGTTTCATTTCGCCTTTTGCTGTAAGAATCATATCCCTTTGATGTTGCAAAGTAGCTTCGCCCATTACAATGTCGCCAGTTGAGAGGTCAATGTCTCCAAATTGTATGTTTTCATCGTCTTGGTCTATGGTTGCAGCCTCATATACATTTGAATGGTCATTGCCGTACGCACAACGTGCTCTAGTCGTTGTTGTCGCCCATGCTGAATTGTCTGTTATTTCGGGGATTACCGTACCGTTTCTAAGCATTGTTTCAGCTAGGTTTGATGCTAACCAAACCTGTGTACCTACTTTAATTGTTTGGTAAACAGTGCCGTCATTCCCTATGTATGGCGTACAAAATGTACCGTCTGGAAGTGCTTGTTCTTGAGTAGTTGCTGGTCTAACCAATCTTATTGAACACCCCATAGACTTCTTGCCTGTCGCATCATCATAACCGCCACTCACACTACTATTAGTAAGCTGAAAGTAATATGGCTGAGGTGCGTAATACTCCCAAATTCTTAAAGTGTATTGAAGCGAACTGAAAGCACCATCATTATACTGTCTAAATCCTGCACCCCTCGCATTGAAATTATAAGTATTCAAAGCCCCTACATTTCCAGTCCAATGAGTATTCCCAGTTTCTTTTAACTTAGTGGGATGATAGAGTTTGCACCTGTACCCTCAATGTTATAGTAGTTGTACAACCATCCTAGATTTGAAATTTTAGGCGGTTCAGTGTTTCCTATGCTCGATATTTGTTTTAGATCTCTCATGATATTGTCGCTGTTGCTGGGGCTGTTGTTACTCCTATTTGTTCCGCTGGGCTTTCTTCTGTTGAAACTGGAATACCCGCCGCAACTGTAATGGTTGCACTCTTAATATAAGCGTCTATTGCATCGCAAAAGATGTCAGTGATTTGGTCGCTGATGTTTGGACTGTTCATGTCTATTGCGCTAATACCAGCCTTGATTTGTTCCTTAAATGCTTGCTTTACTAACATAGAATTAATGTTTTACTTTTTCGTCCTTTAGATCATCTACTGTGGTTTTTGGTGTGATTAATTGCCCCGACCATGTGGCACTTGCAATTTTAAGGCTCGCTCCACCATCTTGTGGTACTGGTACCCACTGCGAAAATACACTTTTTAGGTCATTAATTTGCTGTTCTAGCGCATTAATTTTGTCCACAAGTTTGTTAATATCTGTTAGGTACGAGTTTTTCGCATTGTCATTAAAAATGATTTCATCCTGATTGATTTCAAAACTTATGCTTTGCCCTTTGAAAACTACCTTTTTATACTTCTCAGCTCCGATACAATGAAACTCGTCAGAACTTCCATATCTAAGTAAAAGAACCTTTGTATTTGTTTCGGGTACAACATAAGCCCCCTCGTTTCCGTCAATGATTGAGCGCAAACGTACATCGCTAATAACAAGCCCGTCTGTGATTTCGGCCGATAATGTGGCTTTGTCCTCGTCAACGCTCTTAACCGTTGCGGTCACGGTTAATATCTGTTGATTAGATGAAAACCGTTTCAATGCTTCTTTTAGTTCATCGTCCTTTGTCATACCTTTGCCCCTATATCAATTTTTCGACGTGCTCCGTTTGTTCCAAATGACAATTCAATGCCATCACAATAGTAGTTTCCTGCCCTCTCTGAATACTTTTCATCTGCGATTGACACAATACAAGCGGGTTCACAAAACGGCTGTAAAAAGGCTGTAAGCTTGCCCGCATATCCATTGAACTTGTACTTTTCCAATTCGTGTTCAGCAAGCTGTTTCAATTTGGTTTTGTCCGACACATCAGTTAAGAAAATTGTTCGGCTTGCACCCTCGGGGTCGCCCACTTCTATTTCAGTACGTGTGCCTAATTTGTCAACATAAACGGCTTTGATTTTCACTTTCATTTCCTCTGCCTTGTAATACTTCAAATCGTCATCTTTGATTGTGTTCCAGCCTAGTTTTAGGCTTACGGTTTTCAGTCGTTTTCCTTGCCTTAGTCCAACGAATAGCTTTTGATTAGTGTCGAAATAACCTACCAATCCATAACGCTCAATTACGTTCTGCAGTGCGATTTCTCGTGTTACTTCACCGAATGAATCAGTACACAAAAGCAGTTTTTCAATATCAACGTCCATGCCGTTAGTTTCAAAACTCAATCCTGTTCCAGCAAGTAAATCAGTCAATACGGTTGTGAGTTTGGTTTTATCGTAGCTTTTTTTTATCGACCTTTCACGCAATTTGAAAACAGCATCAACACACTCAATTTCCAGTGGCATAGTCAAGTTTACACGTGTAACATAACCGCTAAACTCTTTGATGTTCTTACCATTGTAACCAAGTTCAATCTCTACGGTATCGCCACGCTTAACCTGCTGAGAAGTAAGTACGTTTAATTTCGAGCCGTCAGTTTGTTTAAGTACTGCTGTTGATGGTACTTTTATTACTGCCGTTCCTACGAGATTGGATATTGACCGCTTAATAACAACGTCATTCACTCCAGAAAAGGTTTTGCCCCCAATCACTATGTTATAAGTCAGTGCAAACATTACTATTTGATTTCAAGTTCAAGAATGGTGTCCGAAACAATACTAAAAGAGTACGCCTGTGCGCCTGTAACACCTTTCATATCGGGCAAATCGCAACTCTCAATTACTACGCTGTTATCTTGCTTCAAAAAGATTTCTACAAAGGCGTTTTTGATTTTAACTGGCTCGTTTATGTTAAACAGTTCATCAAGTTCCGTTAATTCATCTTCGGGAAAATCTGAATCCGAAAGATAAACCCCATTAATAGTAAACTTGTAGTCCTCAATCTGAATGAGTTCTTTTACTGAACCCCTGCGGTTAATCAAAGGTGTATCAATGATTTTCTTTCTTAACTGAATAGCGATTGTCGAGTATGGCAAATCATAGCTTTTACCATTGTATTCAAGAGTAATCGGACAAAACGCTTCACGCCCATTTGCATCACGTTTGAAAAGCGAAACGCCTATTTTCGACATTGTTTCACTCAAATTCTTTTGCGGTATCTTTTCAGTTGGAAACGGAATCGCCCTATAACCAAACACCATTGAATAAATGTCAAACACGCTGAAATTATCCGCTTTATATTGTGGCGTTCCTTGCGTTGGAACTGTGTATCTATTAACTGCCATAAGCTACTCCATTTGCTGAATTTAGTACCCTCAAAAGGGCTTCACGTACTTTAACTTCTAGTTCATCCACTCCCTCTGTAATATTTGAACTATTGATGTACAATTTTTCTACTAGGTTTGTGAGAGTGATATTTATATTTGTGGCTCTCGTTCCACCACCTGTAATACCCTTGGTAGTGTCTTTAAGTGCCTTGCTTGCTGAACCTTTGTCGGCAACGTCTGGATTTTCTCCGATATTTGTTTTGGTAGTTTCAAGTCCAACATCTTTTTTGATGTCCTTTACTACGTCCGACATCTTTTTGTTGTTCCATTTCACCTCCCATACGGTCATCGCTGAACGTGCTTTTGATAGTTCTGAAACTTTGTTTTGCTGTTTCAAAATTTCCTCAGCCCTCTTGTTTCTGTCATCTTGTATTTTTGCAAGCCCTGCATTGGAAGCGTTTTTGTCCCAAAGAGATTGAAGTTTGTACCACCCTTTTTGAATTACTTCAAAGCCACTCAGAAAAGTATTTTGAACATTAAGCCATTGCAGACTAAACCAAGCACCCATTTGGGTGAAACTTAATTTCATATACTCCATGGTATTTGTCCAAGTCTTACCCCAACCGTCAGTTTTATAGATTACATAACCGATTACTGCGATTAATGCAACAATTGAAGCAACTATCAAAGGTATTCCAGTCATCTGAAAAGCTATTGCCAAACCGCCTGTTACAGCAGTCCACGCAGTTGTAACCATTGCTGCAATAGCCACGTAAGCATTGTAAGCGAGTATTACCCCTGCCAAAACTCCAAGTGCTACTGCAAAAGTTTTGGCTACTGGTCCAAGATTATTAAACCAATGATACACTTTGCTTGCACCGTCAACCATCTTAATGAAAAAGTCAATTATTTTGCTCGTGATCGGGTTTAGTTTTTCTCCCAACTTCATAAACTTAGTGTTTATGGCATCCATAAGGGTTGACCACTTACCATTTACTGTTTGCGATTGTTTTTCTGCCATTTGGTAGAACTTCCCACCTGCAGATGTTGCAGATCTAAAAGCATCCTCAACCATTTGGAATGAGATTTGCCCTTTCTCCATTTCCTTGCGAAGTTCACCCATTGACTTCCCAGTCTTTTTGCTGATTTCTTGCAATGGATTGAATCCTGCATTAATCATTTGCAGTAGGTCTTGCCCTTGCATTTTTCCAGCACTTTGAACCTGTGAGAATGCCAAAGTCAAAGAGTTCATTTTTTCCTGACTTCCCATAGCTACATCACCAAGCATTCCAATAGTAGGCAAAATCTTTTCCATTGATATGCCAAACGATAGCATCATTTTAGCGTTTTCGTTCAAGTCCTTTGATTCGTATGGTGTTGCATTTCCATAGTTGCGTATTTTTTCAATCAGCGCATTTCCTTTCTCTGCTGAGCCAAGT